CATAATAGAAAATAATATTAACCAATGAACAAGTAATAGTGATGTGTCATAACTCATTGCAACCCCGTCATAGCAAAATCATTAATTGTTTCTTTCTCATACCTTTCGTATTGATCTTCAACACCCTCTTCCAATTGCTTCAGTCTTTTTTCCACATCACTTTTAATCTTTTCGGAGATCTCCGGAGCTATAGGACGGGCCATGCAGATATTACAAGTTTCATCGTAGACATGATCTTCCCCGTCAGAATCAATATCCTCAAGGGTTTTTTCATCCATCACTAAATTTGGGATTGTCCGTTTGAACTGGTTACACCTGTCAAAAATGTACAACATCGGTTGCCCGTCTTCTCTGACCTTGAGACGTTCCCTAAATTGCCTAATTTTAAGCACTCTAAGGGAGTCACCCGGATTAAGATACAACCCATGTTCTGCAAAGACTTCCGAAGTAGATTTGCCTTGTCCGCCGCCCTTATAATCTGGTTTCTTGTTAAAGGCATCATTCCCACACACCCTTATAAAATTTCTGGGAACACCGTCAACCTCAAACATTCTTTCCCTTTCAATAATGCCCAAAGCGATATCTGAGTCAACCATCCTAAGCCCAACATTTGGTGTTCCCGACCATCCATACCATTCATCAAACCGTATAATCCGCCCATCATTATCTACAAACCACCATCCCACAGAAAACGGCTTCCCGAAACCCCAATCGAACGTCATATAACATGGCGCACCAGGGGGGATTGGGGTCTCGTTGGGAAGCACATGGATTTTCTTATTATACTCAGTAAATGCTTGCCCAACAAATACATCCCAATCACCGTCACGGAATGCTTTTCGTAGGGCTTCTGGTAGTGTATTCAGCACTTTATAATAATCCTCATCAAGATATGGGTTATCAACAGCCTTTGATGGAATATATGCAAATCGCTTCTCAAACCCAGCCCAATCATCCGAAAATATACCATCTATCCAGAAAGCTTTGCACCACCCGTGTCCTACCCCACCAGGATTTGTGGCTCCCAAAAATATAAGTTCATGATCAGGAACCCCAGGGCAACGCAAACGAGAGCGGAGAAAAGTAAAAACTTCATAAGGGTTTTTCGTAAGCTCGTCGACGAATATAAATACAAATTCAGCAGATTGGTACTTAGAAGTATCATCAAGATTACGAAAAGCAATAACCCCACCCCCAAACTTTGGAGCAAGTATGAAACATCTTCCATAGTCTTTGTGGTCACTGTGTGATTTTCCAAGCCATACCGGAAACTCCGTTGATATTTTCTGCAGTTGTCTATCTTTCAGACTAGGGTAGTTCTCTGTGGCAATCATTCCAACAGGTCTTTTTATTCCATACGTAAAAGCTATTTTCATTAATTGACGTACAGCAGCATGTCTTAATAAATAGCTTTTACCACCACCCAATGCGCCACCATACAAAATATATTTAAACTGTGGATCATCAATGGCTTTAATAGCGTCCATTTGCCGTGGTGAAAATCCAGCTATATCTTTTTCAAAATTAATTTGATCCATTATATAGCGCTTTATTTAAATATTTTCGTTTAATTTATTATCGCCACACCAGTCATTAACAAATACTACGGGATACCCGTTCATAGTTGGTGCATGTCTGCGACACCTACCGATGTCATAAACTGGATTATCTCCGGATTTTTTAGGTACGAACCACATGCATGTTTTACATCTCATACCCGTACTTCTATGTTCCCACGGATCATTTCTAACTTTTACTGCTTGGTTTGTACCTTCATCCGCATATGGTACTCCTTCTGTTTGTCTTACTGTTGTCCTTTCAATTCCCATTTTTATGCCCCCCGACATTTATGATTATTCCATCTGGTGCGCCATCAGAACCAAGTTCCATACCGAATACTTTTCGTTCTAACGGGATGATTTGTGCGTATATTTTTGCAAGTCTCTCCGTAGCCTTAAGCACTACAGCTTGGTCCTGCTCATACTGCAGGGACTCCAGAACGCAAGCTGCGAGCAATCTTAATCTCCCGAGATCGGTTTTATGCGCTAGAGATACTTGTGCGTCGTTGAGAATTTCGCAATCGAAATTTTTTATGAGAGGTTTTGCAGATCCTCGATCGGGCCATCCTTCCGACATAGCGTGGATGGATATATCGGTAATAGTGAGCTTATATTCCTTGGCAACTTCTGCAAGGTTTGCAGCTCCTTCTTCCCATACTTCCTTTATGCGCGTCCAATTGATTTCCATACCCAGTCTCAGCTTCGCCCCGTTTTCTTTCAGAAAACCACGGAGAGGGCATTCTTGTCAATAGTTGCGATACAAATAGCGCTCTAAAGTTCGCTCTTGATTATTCTACCTCCTTTAGTTCCCTTAGGGAAGCAATCATGTCCACAAGACTACCACTTATTGCGGCTTCATCGGCTTTCCTCAATACGTCCTCTATCATATAGGCACCGAACATTCCTGCCGGGCCGATTTCCTTATAATATCCCAATACTTCACGCACTCTTGCTTGTTCTTTTGGAAATGCTTCTGCTAGAGTTTCATTCATTTGAATCTTTCTCCTTTCGGTAGTTTAATGTCTCTTCGCAATATTCAAATATTCACACCGCGCCTTGTGTGCTTCTTCCGCAGAATGGAATGATCCGATCGACCTTCTTTTCCCTTCCACAGTAACTTCCGCTACCCATGGCATACTTCTCCCATCTTTATATTTTTTGCGCACCCCCGTGTAACCCGACGTGTTGTGCCTTTGCAGTGAAGACTCATTCTTACATAAACATTTTGCTTTCCCACAGTATTCACACTTTATCACTTCCTTTCTCCTTCCATATTTACAATCCGGGCAAATATATTGTTTTGATGGAAATGCCTTATGCAGGGAGAGACTTTTCGATGGAAATGTCCCCCCACATTTTGCACATGTCCCTATTGTTACCATGATTTCCCCTTATTTCCGGCTATTATTAATCTTTCAAGTTTCGGAAGTTTCCCTGGTTTGCCTCCTTTAGTCTGTGCTGTTATGGTTATATTATTAAGTTCCAGGTGTTTGCTTAATATCTGGACTATTTCATTATATTCCATATTTACGACTTCTTCACGATTTGTTATATCAACATATCTTTCTATGAATTTTCTTAATTCTTTCTGTTTATAACCCCCCCTAGGCCGTTCAATTAAATCTTTATTAATTTCGTGAATAGTTCTATTAGAAATTATTCCATCAAACATCATTGGCACTTTTATCCGCGGTAAGGCGGCGTGAGTAACTATAAAACTAATCCGGTACTTTTCCCCTGGTATTAACATAATTCCCCCTAACGTTTATTTCTCTAATATTTATCACAATATAACGCTTCTCTTCTTTCCTTTATATCTTCTTTATTTATATATTTACTATTACGTCTGTTTATGATCTCGTTATACGATATTCTCCCCCTTTCCTCCTCCCTTATCATAGAATAGGTATCATGCAGAGAAAGAGTTGATGCAGGTGGGATCGGTTGCTCCAGCTCCCAAGTACCTATAGGTACTAGATCTATGTCCTTCATGGTTTCCAACCTGTCATTTGGTGGTATTCCTTTATATCCTCTCTCATATCGTCATTAATTTGAGGGCAGTACCCTATGGCAGTTAAATTTAAATATATTTCCCCACAGATACTACACATATACCAGGGCGCTAAAAGTATTTCACCATCCTCCCCATGAATCTTCTCTTCTATCTCATCCTGCGGGTAACGTATTCTATTGAATTTTACACAATCTGCGCCTATATCTATCAGTACTCTGCAAGAACAGCACCTTCTACGTCTCTTGGTCTGCAGTGTTATTATATCTTCAGGGTAATAATAACCCCATCCGTCCCCTTCCCAATCCCAATCCCTACACTCACATGATAGACCCATGGCTCCTCCGTTTCTTTAAATTTATTATTTACCCAATCATCATACGCAAATTTTCATATTAATACCATATTAAGAATCCAGCCCAGATACAAATGAAGGCGTTTATTAGCCCATCTGCGGCATAGATGCCTAATTTTCTTGGTTTAAGATAGTCGCCACTAATAATACTGAATATCCTGTTTATAACATCAAAAATAAAGAAACAAAATATTACTACTATAAAAAGTCTCATGCAGTCCTCCTCGCTTTCTTTCATTATACCATATCCGACGGGCGGTGTCAATAGCTAGAATACAAAGTGCGACCACAAGATGGCAAGGGTGAAGGACCTAAGATAGATACCAAAGGACGCAATAAAAGGGCGAAATGCGACCAACAAATGAACTGCGTATCTGGACGGGGGACATTTCAAAGGGGGCGCGCGCTTCGGGGCCGGGGGGGCCGGGCGCGCGGGCCGGGGGGGTTCGAAAAGGGACCCACCGGACCGGGGCCGGGGGCCGGTTCGCTTCGCCGCTCTCCGCGCCGCCGCCGGGGGGCTTGACAAGAGCGCCGTCGCGTGTTCCAGTGAAAAGATCAATGGCGGGGAGACCGACTCTTTCGCCGAACACTGGCCACAAGGCCACAAACCGGGCACAAGCCCACTTTTGGAGGACGAACAATGAGCAAGAACAACAGCAGTGCCAAGCCGACCCGTCGCAGCACAACCGCAACGATCCTAACACGTGACGTTCACGAACGTCACCTGACTTGCCCCGAGTGCGGCGGCAAAAACGGGCTTCACAGGCTGAACCAGCCGTGTGATTGGTGTGGTTTCACCCTCTCCGTCCGAATGTTCCCGGACCACAGCCGCTACGTCCGTGGTTTGGCCGTCACTGCAAGTGGCCGGGATACGTACGACATTGCGGATGCCACCGCCGATTCCCTCCGGGGAATGGGAGCTGGTGAGGTGGTTGATGCCACCGCCGCCGCTCTTGCGCAGATGCCGATTGAAATCGGCCTCTCAGTCAAGCTTGGCCGTCAGTTCAAGGCCGCGGGTTTTGGCTGGACGGAAGAGGGCATCGGATCTTGGCTCGACGCAAGGTACGAGGGTCGCAATCCGGGAATGATCCGGATGAATTGCGGGAACATTCTCCGCAATAGCAGCAAGCGCGCCAATCCGGACGCTTGATCCCAATCGGGGGGCACTCGCCCCCCGCCCAAATCGTGGCCTGGATCCCAAATGGGGTTCGGGCCACATCTGTTTTTGCCCTCCGCCCAAATCCGCCCTGCCGCATTCCACAGCCGAATTCCAAATACGCCCCGTCGTATTTTGGCGGGGCCAAACCCGCGTTTCAAACAATATTGGTATGTATTGTGTGGCCCCCAAATAGGCCTTTCAAACAACATTGGTATGTATTTCAAATGGGGGCTTGACAGCGGGCCGCGGGCGTGGTCCAATGAAAACATCAATGGCGGAGAGAGGGACTTTCCGTTAAAACCTAGCACAAGGAGGACGTAAAATGTATGAATTAAAAAGTGGGTTTGTAGCAGTGGCAGAAGGATGCACGGAAATCAACAACGATACCGATTTGAGTCACACGGTAATCGGCGTATTTTTCACGGCGGAAGAAGCAAAACTGGCTTGCGAACTGCGGGCTGGACACTTGAAAAACTTTATCACCAAAGGGTGCTGGAGCTGGCACCGGGGCATTTGGACTGCAGGGACGGAGTCCGGTGAAACGATGTACGGAGTTACAAAAATAGGGGAGGACGAATCATGATGGCAACACTGGAAAGAGTAAGAAAAGAAGCACTGGCAAGAGAATTGAGTCGACCGAAACACGTCAGGGAAGGTTCTGCAGTGGAAGGACACTGGCGACATTATAAAAACCACTCAGTTTGGGTTGAAGCCCATTTGAGAGTGGCCCACGAAATAAGGAGAATGGGATGAGATACTGGATTATGGCAGCAACAATTGTTTGGATGTACGCATTCATAGAGCTGATTGAATTTGCCCTTATTTAAAACAGCGCTTGACACGGCCCGCTCGGCGTGGTAAAGTGAAAGTCAATTGGGGGCCGGACAACCTGGCCCCCGTTATTGGAGGACGTAAAATGGAACAGACTATTGGTTATCTTTTTGGGCATTATGATTCACGAGGCGGAGCCACTTTGGTTCTTGGTTGCAAATCAGTTAAGCAAGCGGTCATTGAGTACGTTGAAGACTCTTTTGGTTCGGTCATAAAAGACAGTTGGTATCAGGACCAAATCGATTGGCTTGGTGAGGAGCTTATGGCTGTTGTAAATGTGACTTACGATCCGAAATGGATCGGAGTGGACGTCGTTTATTGTATAAACGAAGGCGACAAGGACATCGCCCATGCTTTGGTTTGGAAGGAAACAGACCTTGAGGAGGGGATGGTTGAGGACTCAAGTGTGATCATGGAAATCGTGATTTCCGAAGACCCACCCGAACCCCCACCGGGTTTTAAATACGCACTGATGGATTTTTTCGGTGAAGATGCATTTGGCTTGATTGTTCAATCACGCCTCCATAAATAAGTCCTCCCAACGGCCTGGATCGCATTTGCGGTTCGGGCCGTATCTGTTTTACCCTTTCCCTTCCGTCCAAATCCGCCCTATCGAATTCTACAGACGCGTTCTGCAGAGAACAAACACACTTTCCAAACAACATTGGTATTCCCAACACGCTCCTTAAACAACATTGGTATCTTAATACGCCTAACAAACAACATTGATGCCTTTTGATTGGCTCTCTAACCACTCGATTTAACGTGTGCCTAACACACGGCTGCTTAGCGATATGTATAGTTGAACGTGACTATCGACCAAGGTCTGGTTATTGGCCGTTAAGATATCAATTGGGGAGAATCATCGGGGCACTAGACTAGTCAGCTCATTGAGGTCGCTAAGGACGCGGGCTGTAGCGGCATTGGTAGTTGATTGTGTGCGATACTTTTTTTGTCATGCGAACTGAGTGCAAGGGGGTCTTTAACACACATTTTGCGCACCAGTCTACTAATGTTACACTTTCAAGAACGACGCGGCCTGTGAGTTAGCCCCCATTCATAAACTATGCTCTCGAACCAAGTACCTGGAACCATGCATACTGTCGGCGATCACGGGATTTAACAATGGTCGGGTGTCCTCGGGGTCCCGACATTTTGCGCACGGGAGGGGTCACCAGTCTTTATCTCCAATCATGCAGAGGGACTCGGGAGCTTAAAAATAGAACTATGCAGAGGGACTCCTGGCCCCCGTTTTTTAAGGACTCTCGGTTAGAAGTAAGTAAAAAAGAAAAGGGGGGTCCCCCGCGGGGGTTGTCTGTAGGTTGTTGTTGTTGTTGGCTGTATGCAGGTTAAAAAAACGAGTTCGTGGTACCGCCGACAGCACCCGCTTTTCGATATGCACGGGTCATCAGTCTATCACGCATTGTCTCCCGACTGTTTTTAATTGCCTTTTTAACCCCAAACTACCGACTTCGCTTCACTCCATCGTGCTACTGCAATTTTTTCCATTCCCAAGGGCACCCGACCACTTTCCGAGATCCAATTTCAACTCAAAAGAAGCACTTGACACCGGACGCCCCCTGTGGTCTAATGAGAACATCAATGGCGGAGAGATGAGCTTTCTGCCAAAAATAACACAAGTCCAAAGGAGGACGTATGAACACAATAGTCGGATTAACAATATGTGACTGTGGCGAAGAATGGGGCACAACTGCAAAAGAAGCTTTAGCATTTGAAACTGAAGAGTGCCCACTTTGTGGGGCTGAAGTCTATCACTCTGCAGAACTCTACGGAGTGGCAATAGATTATCTGGAGAGCAAATGTAAAATATCACCGGTTAGAATAGGTTCCTGGAAGATTTCTTATAACCCGAAACCAATTCCGGACCGAAGGTTTGATTTCGATGGAGAGAACCTAAACTTTGACGGCGAGAATGGATTGTGTTTTTCTGCAGCTAATATAGAAGAAGTTATTCATGACATTGAAATTTTTATAAAGGAGGACGTATGACACCAACAGGAAAAATACTCACAGATCAGATCGAAATAACCCAGAAG